GTCCAGGAATCCCGCCGTCGCTCACGCCGCATCGCCCGGCAGCAACGCTGTGGCTCGGAAGTTTGCTGCGGTCATCCAACATTCTCCTCGAACAGGTCGGCGGTGCGTGGGGCGGGTGGGGCGGGGCGGTGGAGGGCACCAGCGCGGAGCATCAGTCCGCAGCTTACATAAATAGGTCAGGCGCATTGTCCTCTGCCGCCGCGAGATTGCGACATGCCACCTGCCAGTATGCTTCTTTCAGTTCGACACCGACAAACTTGCGCCGCTGTTTTAAGGCGACGAAGCCTTCTGAGCCGATGCCCATGAACGGTGATAGGACGATATCGCCGGGGTTGGACCAGAGCAGGGTTGCACGTTCGATCAGGTCCAGCTGTAGGGGACAAAGGTGGCGCTCATCCTTGTCCTCGCGTGCCACCGCGACATTGAGCGTGTTCGTTTGCCGGATATCCATCCACACCGGCGATGCCCATTGCTGCCACCGTTCGACGGGAAATTTGGCGCTGTCTTGGCCGACTGGTTCGGTATTCTCGCCGGGCGCACGGAACACCAGAAGATAGTCGGGCATTCCGGTGCGCGAGCGGGTGCTGTCCTTCTGCAACTGCTTGTAGAGCAGACCCAGCGCCTTCGTGCGCGTCATCTCGACAACAGGGTCCTTCCAGATCGTCACGCGCGAGTGCAGGACCCAGCCGGCCGCTTGGTGCGCGCGGATGATATCACCAGACAAGTCCTTGATGCCGATCAGACCGTCTTTCCATTTCTGTAAGGGTAGGTCCGAGCAATGGACGGCGGATAACCGCCCCGGCTTCGTAACGCGCGCGAGTTGCGTCAGCAGGAATCCATAATGGCGGATGAACTCGCCGTCGTCCGTGCTGTTGCCCATATCCGCTTCGGAGTCGGAGTAGCAGAACAGGTTGGAGAATGGCGGCGAGTAGACAGAGAAGCCCACCGACCTGTCCGGCAGCTACCGCACCAGATCAACACAATCTGCGTGGTAGGCCGCGAAATTCTCTCCATGCAGTTCGTTCAGGCAGCGCACAGCCATGTCGGCAACCTTCCTTCATGTTTTGGGTTGTAGGCAACGCGGGTCCGATGCTCGGTCCCGAAGTTCCGCCGCGTCGCCGCGCGCATGGCGGCTTTCATCTCGGCATGCCCTTCCGCCTTGCGGTCTATTACGCGCCCAATCTGGTCTTCGCCTTCCGCCACGATAATATGCACGTTGACGGGCCGCAGCTGGCCGAAGCGCCAGCATCGGCGCACGGCCTGATACCAGGATTCGTAAGAGAAGGACCGACCGACGAACAGCATATTTGCGCAGTGTTGCATGTTGAGACCATAGCCGCAGATGGACGACTTCGTGACCAGCGGCGACGCCTCGCCGTTGAGAAACGCCAGGATTGCGGCCTCTTTCTTTTCGGCAGGCATTGAACCGCGGACCTCGACAGCGTGCGGGATGGCGCGGCGGATCGCATCGGCTTCATGGTCAATGTCAACCCAGATCAGCCAAGGTTCCGTGCTCTCGCCCACGATATGCTGCGCTGCTTCGGCTCGCGCCTTGGTAGTCTGACGCTTCAAGTCGTGGATCGCCGTCGCGCTCACATCGAAGCCAAACAGCCCATCGGTCGGGATAATGGATGACGACGCGCGGTGTCGAACCACATTCATCGGCGGCAAGACGAACCGCGAGCCGTCGAACCCCATATCTTCCGGGCTTTCCGCCATCACGGCCCATGAGGCGCACCGATCCCAAAACGACTCGACGGCGTGACCTTTGAGGCGCCATACGCCGGTGTCATTGCTGTCGTTGATGAACCACCGCACTAGCATTTCAGCCTGCGACATGACGCCAAGGAATTCGGCATGTGTGCCAAGCTCGATATGATCGTTCGGCGCTGGCGTCGCGGTAGCGGCGAGACGGAAGGGCGTATCGGCAAAGGCATTGATCAGTGCGCGGGTCGTTTTCCCCATAAAACTTTTGAGGATACTCGACTCGTCCAACACCACGCATCCGAACACTGATGGGTCCAATTTATCGAGCCGATCATAGTTGCAGATGTTGATGCCGCACTCGACTTCGGAAGCATCCCGCACCACGCGCGCCGAATAGCCGAACCGCTTGGCCTCGCGCTCAATCTGTCGCGCCACGGCGAGAGGCGTCAGGATCAGCGATTTGCCGTTCGTATGGTCGCCGGCCTGATAGGCAAACTCCAATTCGCAGATCGTCTTGCCAAGGCCGGTATCGAGAAACAATGCCGCGCGCCCGCGACGTAGGCAGAACTCAGTCGCAGCCTTCTGAAAGTCGAATAGTGCCGAGTTGCACGCCCACGGCTCCATGCCACAGGACGCTGCGGTTGGCGCCTTGCTTGCGAGAAAGGCGGTGTATTCATCCATTGTGTCATTCCCGTGACGCAGCGTCGCCGCCCCAATCCGTTCAACGCGCATACCGCCTCCTACGTCGCCCGAGCGCGCGGCGATCGAGGACGCGGGTCATGCCGGACCCGAACCGACAGGTGCGCTCTCGTCCATCGGCATTCCAGCCGGTCATCCCAGCCGTTCTTAGCCAAGAAAGCCATACATCCAAAGCAAGATGAAATATGAGCCACCTACAGCCGCTACCATAGCACCGAATGCTATAAGCCACAGCGTTCCAGATTGGCAGACATAAGCACGATGAGCGAGCCAGAACCAGCAACCCATAAGCAAGGCAAACCACCCAAGCGCCACGATCTCCTCCACGATCTCCTCCACGATCTCGGCCGCGATCTTGGCTGCCCCGCGAGGATTCGAACCTCGGTTGCCGCAGTCAAAGTGCATGGTCCTACCGCTAGACGACGGGGCATTGCGCACGTCACTTCCCCGCTCCACACGCCGCCGGCTTCTTCAGCGCCATCCAGTCCGCCAGCCCGGTGATCCCAAGCTGCTCGGTCGTGCCAACCGTGCCCGCCACAGCGCCGATCATGGTCACGGTGGGGACGACGGCGGGGCCGCAGGAGGTCAGGGCGAGGAGGAGGATCACGCTGCGCATGGCCGGAACGTCGCCCCGATGTGCCGGGCCAGCGGGTAAGGGATTTTGGCGATCATGGCGCTGGCGGCTTTGCGGGTGGGAGACTTGCTGCTTGTCGTGACGCTGATCGACTCTGGATCGTGCCACCACGTGCCGCCCTGCTTCAGATGGTCGGGCACCATTCGGTTGCAGGATATCAACGTGCCATTAGGGCGCCACCCTTTTCCGTCATGCTTAACACCATCTGGCAGAAGATAATGGAACGCCGCCGCCTCCTCTGGCGTGCTGGCAACGCGCTCGCTCCAATTTCTCGGAGCGCAGGAAGCCTGAGATTTCATCCGCTTGCCGCGCGCCAGAGGCATCAACGCCGGCACATCCCCCCAAAGATGATACGACCCAAACGCCCACCGCGACCGCCCTACCCAAGGCTGCGCGCCACGCACGTTCTCCACGATCAACGGCACCCGATGCCCCGCTGCGACCGAAGCCTGAGCCTGTATCCGAAAGCACGCATCGAACAGCGCCGTCAGGTCCGTCAGCATCTTGCCGGACGTATCAGCACGGATCGCAGCCGCCTTCGCCTTCGCGCGCGTCCATGGCATCGCCATGTAGGAAAATTCCTGGCACGGTGGCGACGCCACGATCAGCGCAGCGTCCTTGAACTGCGCGCCGTGCAGCGTCAGCACGTCCTAGATCACCAGCGTCGCGGGGTAGCGATGCTCGCCATAGACGTGCCGCTCGATGTCGAAACCTACAACTCGGTATCCCTCCGCCAACAGTCCTTCCGCCCACCCTCCCAAGCCGCAGTAGAGGTCGATGGCGAGCGGGCGCCCCACCGCTACCCCTTCGGCGCCCGCACCGCCGCCACCGTCGAGGCCGGCGCAGCGATGACGGGCGTCCCGGTGTTCAGCGCCGACGCGATCAGCGTCAGGCTGTTGGCATCCACCGCCGCGCAGGCCGGGCTGCTCACCAGCACGTCGGCGGCGGTCAGGGCCTTCGTGGCGTTGGAGCCGGTGGTGATCGAGGCCGCGACCGCGTTGTAGCACGGGAGCGCGGAGGCGGCGATGCTGAGCGCGGCCTGCTGCTGGGCGGTGGTGCAGGCGGCGAGGGCCAGCGCGAGGGCTGGGGCGGCGGCGAGGATGGTGCGGCGGGTGAGCATGTGCGGGTCTCCTTGGGTCAGAGGCAAACTAGGGGTAGGCGGTAGCAAGCTCGGCGTTAGTGATGTTCTCGTCGCACCACTGACACCATTGCATGTGAACGGCGATCGGGACGCCATAGACCGGCACACGAACCAAGCCAAAAGCGTCCCGCCAAACGATTTCTTCGCCGGCCGGTTCGATCAGGCCCTTATCCAACAATACCCGGAGTGTGTCGGCGCCAGCGAAGGCGTGCATACCGATCACAATTCGCTTGAACGCCGCGCGCTGAGCCTTGGTCAGTCCAGCGGTCGGGTTGCGTGTCGGCACATCATCCTCCATCAGCGCGGTCCCGCCGCGCTCGGTCAGGCGGCAAGTTCAATGCACGACTCGCATCAGAAGATCGCGCACATCTCGGAGCGCGACCAGATAGCCGTCCGGCCTTCATCCCCAAGGCGCCGGACCGGTTGCCGGGAATGGCGAGCGGGTGCATCACGGCCCCGCTGGCGTGGGGCCTGGTGCCGACTTCGGCAGGATCGACGTGATCGGCCCCGATGCCACCCAGCGCGCGGCCAACATCAGCGCCACGGCTACCAACCCAGCAATCTCGTTGGTGGTCGCCGTATCCCAGCCAAGGCCGAATTTCCCCACCGCCCATGTCACCGCATAGGATGCGATCGGTGCCCAAACCGTTTTGCTGCCGAGCGCCGACTGACCGGCGAGATACTGCGACAGGCCAGGGTCCAGCGTGGCAATCGCCTTCACCGCCTCGGGCACATCCTTGGCGCCATTGACGGCGGCGGTTTGCAGGTTGGCAACCAGGGTGGTGACGGTAGTCGCGCTGGCGATCGCGGCGTTGGTGGTGGCGGGGGCCATGGTGGTGCTCATGGGCGGGGTCCTTCGATCAGTTCAACGGTATCGACTCAGCAGTCGCGGGCGCCGCTCGGTCTATCTGGCCACGCTCGACAAGGGCGTTGTGGAACGTGACGAGACGCTCCGTGATCATGGCCTGGATTTCGTCCTCAGTGGCGCCCGTCGCCTCCAGCCGCGCCGCGATCCGCTCCAGCGCGGCGGGGATGCGGGCGGCGGCCGTGGGGGTGCGGCGGGTCATGCGGGCGTGTCCTTCGGCCAGTAATACTCTACATGCCGGATGACATCTTCGCACAGCCTACCGGTCCGCTGCCTCATCAACCAATTGTCGCGGCCAGGAAGATAGCAGCTATCGAACTGGTCGAACGCCTCACGGATGGCGTGCTCGACCGGCGACGTGACGCTGGAAACGAGCAGGCCACCGTTAACGCCGCCGTAGCGCGGCCCGAGTTCGACCACAGGCACAATGGGCAGATGTTCCGCGTCGGGCTGCGCCTCGCTCACTTCCTCCTCCCCGCCGCCTCGCGCGCCGCCAACACCCGCTCGGCATTCCGCAGCCCCGCGTCACGCAGCCAAGTGCTCGGCTTCGCGTTCGCCAGAGCGGCGGCAAGCCGGATCGTCTTGCGCTCGGTCGGCGTCAGGCGGGTGACCATCGTCACGGTGCGGACCTCTTTCGGCATGGGGGCGTATTACATTATTGACGGGCGGGACGCAAGGGGGTATGGAGGGGGCGTTGCTGCAAGGCGGCCGACCAGCGTATCCTTCCGGGTCGTTAAACCAAGATGGAGTGGAGACCGGGAAACCGGCTCGCGTGCCCGACACATGGGCGGAACTGCGCCGCGTTGTGTGACTGCCGGGGAGAGCACCGGAAACCGCCCGCGATTTCGGCATTGTCGCGGATTCGGTCAGTTCGCTGGGTTCTTACCCGGTGAGCGTGGGTTGCCGAGCCTGCCAGGCCATCGTGCCGCAAGCGCCGCTCAGGAAACTGGGCGGCGCTTCGCGTTGGGTAGGAGGACTGGATGGCCGATACCCCGAAGCCCAGCAACGTCGTCAAGCTCGCACCCTATGCAACCGATCACGACTTTCTGCGTGCGGTCGAGGGCTACGGCCGGTGCCTAAACCCGGAACAGGAAGCGCGCCTGTCGCGTGAGCATCTTGAGCGGCTTCTGCGCATTGCGCGGCGCGCCTGTCCGAAATGAGCCATCGCACCTTTGATGATCCGAACAGCATCGAGGCGCGGCAAGCGTTGCTGGACAACCGATGCGAGCACGGGCCAAAACGGCACCGGACGCGGCGCCGGTCCAAGAAACGGGCGAAGCTGAAACGCCAGCAAATGGCGCACAAGATCGTCGTCACCGCAGCTTCGCAACGCCGCTGGCACGCTGCTGTCGTGGCGTACTGGAGTGGCGCCCGCGAGGAACATCCGTGATGTCCATGCGCCTTCGCGGAGGAAACGTCCAAGAACGGAAAGCAGGCCATGGGCGTCGTCATCATCGCCCGCAAAGCCACAACTAGGAGCACCAAGCTATGACCGATTTTGTCCAGCCAACCCAGGGAGAATGGTACCACGCGGCTGCCCGCAGCGCGAAAGCGGGCAGCCCGATGACGACCAGGGCGGTTCAACAGAAAATTGCACGCCTCGCGACGGGCGGCATGCCTCGGGTCCTGGACCTGTTCTCAGGCTGCGGCGGCCTGTCCCTCGGCTTCAAAGCCGCCGGATTCGAAATACGGGCCGCCATCGAATTCGACCCCGAGGCCGCGCGCTCGCATGGCCGAGCGGTAGCCAATGCCGCTTGCGGAACAGGAACTTGTCGGAGGCGCGGATGGTGAAGGTCACGTCCCGCATGCCTGGCACACTGCGACCGGCCCCTCATAGGCCGCCAGCATCGCGATCACCAACACGACGGCGGTCACGGCGAAGATCGCTGCCACCAGGACCCGCGCCGGCGTCAGGATTGGGCGCTGCGGCAACGGCTCGGGCGGGGTGCAGTCGAAGGGCATCAGGGTGCCGACTTCTGCTTCGAGTCGTGCGTCGAGAGCGCCGCAGCATCGACCGCATCACGCCGATCGCGTTCGACCAGTGTCGCGGTCGCCGATGCTGCTTGGATGGATGCCGCGGTAGACCTCTCGATCAGCGCAATCATTTTTGACAGGTTGCCATCGAAGGTGAATGACATGCTTTCGACCTTCCTTGCGACGTGCGCCATTTTCCAGAGTGCGATTCCTGCGGTGATGGCAGCGAGCAACCCGGCCACTGCACCAAAAGTGGACGTTAGGAACGTTAGGAAGGAACCGCCTGGCATGGCTTGTTATCGATCCCAAAATCCAGGCTCGGCCGGCGGCAGCGGAGGCTCGGGCAATGGCTGCACCTGCTGGGTGCGCGCCGGCGGATGAGCCTGCTGCGGTGTTGTCCAGGACGGCACCGTGCAGCAGCCCCCGAGCGCGAGGAGCAGCGCGGAGGCCGCCACGCTACGGCACGTCGAAGCCGATCGGCACGCTCTTCCGTTCGCTAGTGCGTGTCCAGAGCCACAGGAACGGGCACGTCTCGGTGACATGATACTCATACGTCCAGCGTCCCGAGGCCAGCCCGGCGGGAAGGTCCCATTGCAGGGCGAAGTTGCCCGCATCTTGCGGCACCAATCCGGCCCCCGTCAACGGCAGGCCACGCCTGGCGCTGGCGCTTGTCAGGATCGCCTGCGTCGTCTTCGGGCAATCTGGCATTCCGGAGACGCGATGAAACTGCACGGTCAGCACGCGGGCGCCATTCACGACAGCAACCGAGGCGCCGGTTGCGGAACTGACCACGCCGACCGCCCCCTGATATTGCCCGCTCACGAACACGGCCAGCAGCACGGCAGCTACCCCGCACGCCCACGCGCCGAGCAGCGAGCGCCAACGGCAGCATCTCAGCGGCCGGCACCGCCATGGCCACTGAAAAGCCCCCGTAGGAATGATCCTATCCACGGTAGGCTGGCCATGAGTGAACCGATGCACGCAGATAGCAGCAGCCATGCTCCGCGTCCTCGCCGTTCTGCCCAGACCTCGGATCGTTCGGCCGCCTCCCTGGCATCGCGCTGGCGTTCCGACCACGCTGCCATGGCCTGCCGGTCGGTGGTGTCGATGCCGGCGTGCTCCAGTGCCCAGCGGACCGGATTGACTTCAAACGCTGCAATAACGCTGGTTTGATGATCTGCGGCATGGCGTGCTTCCACGCGATCTTCCCAGCTTTCCCCCCCGGGCTTATCACTGTCTGCCATGCTCGGATATGAAGTAGGTCACACCATCGGCTCTTTTCCGTCGCCCCACTACTCCCACACGCCAAGCACCGCTGCGCTTTCCGCCGCACTCGTCGCCACCAGCCCATAGGTGCCTGGATTCACCCCCGCCTCCGCAAGCTGCGTCGGCGAGACCATAGCCCGGATGGCGATGTAGAAATGCGTCGGATCGGTCCCGCCAGCACCACCAGGTTCGCCACACCATGCCGCCGTGCTGGTGCCGTCCGCGTTCGTCACCGCCGGGTTGCCAGCAGCGTCGCGCGCCGTGCCAAGCATGTTTGTGGGCACCTGACCAGCGCCAAGCAACCCAACGGCTCGCAGCGCGGCGAAACCACCCAACGCCAGAGCAAGGCCGGATTGCGGAAAGGAGTAGGTATAATCATAGAAACCCGCAGTGGCCTGGCTCATGGCGCTGCCCTCTGGAGCTGACCCGATGGCATTGCTTGGCGATAGACGACAAGGCTTTGGATAAAACCGCTGAGACCGCCTCCGCCGGGCACGTGACCGAAGATGAGCCTCGTCAGGCCTCCCGGCATCCCGGCTGTTGAACCCGAAATCGGCGTCCCACCATTGAGCACCACACTGGGGGAGGTGCTTCTTCCGAAGGAAATGCCGGCCGTAAACGCTGTGCCGGCAGAGACAGAACCACCAGATTCGCTATTCATGATTATTGTGCCGCCAACCTCGACATAGCCGTTGACATCCGAGTGGCCGCTTGCGTGGAAAATCGTGATCCAGTTGTTGTTGGTCGTATCATCGATTGACACGGTTCCCATATTTACTGTTGCGGAGATGAAAGGCCACATCACGGTGACGACCATTGTTCCGGCATTTGGGTTGAGCCAGCCCCCAGCAGTGATAGTGGCACTCTCCGCAGCCCGCGTTGCCGCACTGCCGGTCGTCGGTATGTAGGAGGTCGGAAAGGCCAGCGGCTCAAGCTGGTATCGCGTCAGCGTCCCGGTTTTGGTCACGACGACCGTGCCGCCCGTCGTGATGGTGAAGATATTAGGCGACCCAGCCGTTGCGGTGCCGGTCCCGGTGCCCAGGGCGGTCCCTAGCGTGACGGCAGCGGAGCCGCTGCCAATGACCCAGAGGGTGAAAGAGCCGGTGCCTAGAGTGATAATCTGTGTCGCCGTCGGCGTGTCGCTGTTCAGCAGATAGTTTTCGCTCGACTGCAACTCCCGCAGAAATCCCTGCGGCATCAGGCGAGGAACATTCGTCGGATAATTCGTGTAGCTCGACCCCGCAGCATCGGTGTAAAGCCCGCTTGTCGCGCCTGACGCCCGCGTGAACGTGATGGTCGGGCACCTCGGCCCGACGCTGATCGAGCCTGGAATCTGATTGGATTGCGCGCCGGCAAGGAAGTTGCAGGACAGCGATGGACCTGAATTCGGACTGACCGGCCAGAACTCAAGCGGCGAACTGGCCGACGCCGAGGCAAGCCCGGCTCCCGCGGCTATCGTTGCGGCGACGCACACCGAGAGAAGCCAGCGCCTCATCACTTGAAATCTTCGCCCTGAAAGTTGCCAGCGACGATACTGCCGCCCGTTACGGCCGTGGCCGAGTTGACGAGACCGAGCGTCCAGCCGCTCATGATCTCGTGCACAGGGTTCCCGCTGGAGTCGAACGGCGGCCCGGTAAGGAGATTGGTAAGCGGTGGCGTCGTTCCATTCGTTCCGGCACCCGCTGCCAGAGTGAGCGCGTTTATGATATTGGAGATCGTCCCATTCGTTTCGACGAGTTGGATAGTATGTGCCACCGAGTCGGTGCTTGTGACTGTCACCCCATTGCAGATAGAGTTGTTTGCAGCGCCGACGATCCCCGGCACGAAAGTGCCAAGGGTAGTGACTTGGTTATTGGCAGCGTGCACCACTTGCGGAAACACCGGCGCTGCCGAAAGCGAAGTCTGTGCACGCGCCTCGTGCGGGAACGCCACCGCCCCGGCGAGGCCGGCGCAAACCAGGATGACCCCGGAGTTGATGTTGAGCAGATCGTTGAGCAGATCGTCTAGGTCCTTCATGGCAGACTCCCTCCCATTGCCCCGTAGCCTCGGGACAGGTACAGATTGATGAGGTTCGCAGACTTTGGCGATGAGACGAAGCCGTCCCAATTCGTCGCCGTGCTCGTCCCCATTAGCCAAATGCCTTGGCCTGGTTGCAAGACGATTACAGATGACGAGCCGTTGATGGTCACACCGCCCGAGGGCGTGAGCGTCAAAGTGTAAGCCGTGCCGTTGAAATAGACCTCAACGAAATTAAGCACCGCACTGTTCGAGAACGTCATGGCTCCGTTGCCGGAACCAAGATATTCCCACCAGCGGCACTGGCCGTCG